AGTTGTGGCTCTTCACATACTCCGAGATGAACTTGGTCACCTCCGTCTGGGAGCGCTTCTCACCCGCCTTGATGCCCATGAAGGCAGCCAGCTCAGGGGACAGAGCCTTCTGCTTCAGGAACGCATTGTTCGCACGACGAGCCTCCCAAGCAGCCTTCTGCTCGGGCGTCATCGTGGAGGGATCCACACGACGCTTCTTCTTGGAGTCACGAGCCTCCTTCTTCGCCGCCTTGGCAGCCTCCTGGGTCGCCTTCACCGCCTCACGCACACGGCTGGTGAACTCGGTGGACAGAGCCTTCAGCTGCTCCGTCAGGGAGGACAGCAGGGCATCACTGGACTGGGCAGGGGCAGCCGCCACAACTGGGGCAGCCACCACAGGCACAACCACCTCAGCCTTGGAGGCAGACGCCTTCTTGGCGGGCTTGGCAGCGGGGGCAGGAGCCGGTGCGGGGGCGGCAACGGGCTCGGCGGTCTTCTTGGCGGTCTTCTTGTCGGCGGGCATCTTGTTTGTCTTGATGGCAGAAGTAGAAGAGGACATTTTTAACGCGGTTGTTATGATTGTTATGTGCGGCGGTCATGTAAATACCTTTTCTTTTTCAAAAGAGGAACGCAGGGGGTGGGCGTTTTGTGTATTTGACAATCCCACGAACCTTGAGCTTGTTTTCGCGGTAGTACGTGCGATAGGCGTCAACAGGGTTCGGACGTTTGTATTCCACAGGCATCGCCAGACGAATCTCTGTAATTCCAATATCTTTCAGACTTGGAGGCGGGTTCTTGCGTAGCCAGTTCAAGTGCCATTCCGTCTTGTGTTCCTTGTCGCCATATCGGAAGCGATACTCTTGGCACAACCAATACCCCAGTTCAGCCAACCACAAGTAATTGGACAAACTCTCGCGAGTCCACACAGCACAAGGATGGTTAAAATGTGCCTTCTTGTAAGCATTCTGAGGGAGAATCAGACGTTCCTCATTCCAATGGGCTGAATACAACAATTGAGCGGTTTCAAGGATCATCTTTACGACATGCTTGTCGCAATGATATTCCGCGGCTTCTTTTGGATTGAAAGAGAGTAGAAAGATGTTCATTTTGGGTGGAAGGTCTATTAATCTGGTGTGTGTAAATCTGTTTTAAGCACGATAGAAAGCAGACAGAATGGAAAATGTAATGACATAGGGGTCTCGATACAGCGTAATGATGTACAGCAGAGCAGTCATACAATTGAGCAAATACAGAGAATGACTGGAGTATGATGGGTTGGCACGATTATTACATAATAACGCAATCCGATTACGAAAAGGATCAGAAGCAGGAATCACAGTTTCCACATCACGCTTCAGTAATGTAAAAATGGTCGTAAAATCCGCACGATTACAGCGAAGGATAAAGCTGGGGTGAATCCCGACAAATCCATAATCTTCAAAGTGTTGAACGAGAATGTTGGCACGATGTTGGAATCGGAGTTCAGGGTCTACGGATTCAGGAGGAACATCTTCGCGATGCCGACGTTTGTAGCCCCAAATGGTTCGCAGTCTCTTTCGTGTGTCTGTGTTCAATGGCACTTTTGTATAGGGATTGGTCGGTTCTACGTTTCGCATACACCATGTCCAAAGAGACGCAAATTCAAACCACCAGAACTTGCCATTTTCTTCAAATGAAAAAAAGTCCATTGGATGAACCTTTCCTTTTTCTGCGCAGGTGATGATGTCTTCATCGTTGGCAAGGTCTTGGCGTCGTAGCACACCAAACCCAGCGTATGAAAGCCGTTTGCGAACCAGCCATCCTCGTACACAGGCTTGTATCTTCCAAATCGGCGGTGTTCTGGACTCATTCGCATCTACCCACAGTACAGGACTTCGCATTCGGGCATGACGTCCGCAAAGAGTATGTCCACGCAAAGCAGTCGCATGACAAGGTTCTGTAGAGCCTCTTCGTTTGACGGCTATACACCTGTTCATTGTGTTGTTAAGAAGAGTTCTTGAAAACTGGAATTATGCGGTCAAAACGGATTTGCGTATCGCCAACCCATCCGAATCATACCCTAACAGCAGCAAAATGGCAACTATCGCAATCATCCCCTCTTCCAACCTGGACATCAGCAAGATCTCTTTCGGCGATATCCGTCTAAACAAGGCGGGCGGCAAGTCAGTTCCTATCAAGTACAATGGTCAGCCTCTTCAGATCCGTCTTGAGAAGACAGCATATCCTATGGGCGTGAATGTCAAGGAGACCGAGAATGGAACGTCGTACACGATGAGTCTGACTCTGAAGGGCTGCGATCCGTATGCGAAGGAGACTGCTGGTCCCGAGGCAGGTTCTATCGGCAATCTGTACAACTTCCTTCAGGCTCTCCAGAAGAAGGTTCTGGATACGGCAGAGACCAACAGCGTGAAGTGGTTTGGCAAGACTCGCTCTCGGTCTGTTTTGGAGGACACGATGAAGCAGTTCATCTCTCCCAGCGTGGAGAAGGTGAATGGTGAGTGGGTGGCGTCTGGCAAGTATCCTCCCAGTCTGAAGATGAAGGTTCCTGTCTACGATGGTCGTGTCGCAATGGACGTGACCGACAGCTTCGGCAAGCCTGTGGAGGTCACGACTGACAATATCCAGCACGTGTTCCCGAAGCGTGTGGAGGCAAGTGTGGTTGTGTCTCCTGGCATCTATGTGTCTGGTCAGGGCTTTGGTGTGACGTGGCGTGTCAGCTATGCGAAGGTGTCTCCTCCTCAGCGTACCACTGCCGCAGACATCTTCCGCGACGAGATTGAGCAGGAGGTGAACACGTCTACCGCTGCTCCGATCCAGCATCAGCAGTATGAGGAGTCTGAGGTTGAGCAGGAGGAGATTTCGGTGCCGATGATGGAGGAGACGCCGACCGCTCCACCTGTGGCAGCTCCACCTGCTCAGAAGAACCGTCGTCGTGCCGCTGTAGCATAGACCAAATCACAGAGTCTTCAGGCGGAACATGAACAACAAAATCAGAATCAATAAAAAAGGTCTTTGACCGATCAGGAAAATCCAAAACCGAAGGTGTCATAGAACAACCTTCTTTTTTCATGAGAGACTTGTGTCCGCACTGCGAACATGTGTATACGGTAGGAAGTTTGATGACCATAAAGGGCGTCACAATCCGCATCGGTCCATACAGACAATGCTCTAAAAACGTCGCAGGAGTTGTCCAACCCTCGTTCAAAAACCGATCAAAGACATGACGAGGAAGCTTTGACCAAAGGTCGTCGTCAAATGTCCAGTCCTCTTGAAGCAGAGTTCCAAACTCAGATTCCCGAAACCAAAGCAGTCGCATATCCGCATGGTCTTGGAGACTATGTTCCGCACACCCCACACGCTCCAAATTGTCATCATACAGCCAAAACACATCTGCGTGAGTGTATCGTGGGTCTCGTGTTCCCCGATACACTTCGCGACCATCCATCTCCCAAGTATCCGCTACGACATCCAGATCATTTTCCGTTATGTCGGAGGAAATGTCATTGTATACAAATTTTGGTGCGAGTCTTGAAAACATTGTTAGATGGTAAGTTTACGCAAACGATACCGAAACGCGAACATCATGACGACAGACCGTCTTGGTTGCTGAGCGTGAGAGTTCATGACGCTTCTTCCTACCCTCTGTCTCCTGAATGGTAGTCGAACACTCATCCATGTCCTTCTGGATATCGTCAAAGTGCGTGTCCAGGTAATCCAGTACCTCATCCTGAATCGCCCACTCAAAGAAACTCAGCTGACCTACAGTTGTGTTCATCTCCATAAACTGAATTCGCTTCCAACGGCAGAAAGGGTCAAACATCTTTTTGCTGTATGCCTTGAGATGTGCCTTGTATGCGAGATACACAATCACATGGCGTCCATTCTTCGTCACATAAGAGATATTGTGCTTTTTCGCATAGTTGGTGACCAGCCAATCAATAAGACGCAGACTGATTTTGGATTCACCCGAGATGATGGCCTTGACGCGAGTGAGATGGTCGGGATTGCTGTAAAATCCTGCGAGGCGATGAAGAACCAGTTGATCTTTGCTTTGAATGTCCATATCTAAAATCAGTTTACTCATTGAAAATGGGTTAGAAGAAAATGGAACAGGAATGGAAGAAACGACTCAAACAACGAGAGACTGAGGATTTGACAACACCTCACAATTGCGACGCTGCGTATATCTATTATCCTGTCGGTGCGGAGTTGGAGCAGATTGATTCATTTACTACCGAACTCACGGATATTGTGGACAAGATGAAAGAAGAACTTGTCAAGGAAACTCGTATTCTTGAAGGAACTGAGGTTCCTGTATACAATGAAAACGAACTTTCGCAACCGAAACCTACAGAAGAACAATGGAAGAGCGACTCACCGAATGGCTGCTTGATAACAGACCTTACACCCATCTCAACACAAGACTCAAGCAATTCACACTGTATTGCCGAACTCTTCAGCCAGAACTGTCCTATAGTGCGGTTAAGAAGAATGTCCACCAGCTCGCCCAAAAGCTCATGCTCGGGGAACTCGGCAGACTCTGGAACCGAGACCGATGCTATGAACGAGTCCTCCGAATGTACGGTGCCAATGACCAGCGAACTGACGCATGGCATGCCAAACGAAGCGAAATGATTACAGCCTCAGAAGTGTATGGAGTGTTTGGTTCAGAGGCTGCTCGTCGAGAAGTGATGATGCGGAAGTTGGAGACTCGTCCACAGGGCGATGGAGCACCCGTGACGGCACTGTTGTGGGGTACACGATTTGAACCTATTGCGAAACGTATCTATGAAGAGCGAACCAAGTGTCAGATTACCGATGTGTCATGTGTTCAGCATCCCGTTCACAAGTTTCTGGGTGCGTCTCCTGATGGATTGATTGTTCCCAACGACCCTACTGACCTAAAGCGATACGGTCGTCTTGTAGAGTTCAAGTGTCCCATCAGTCGTGTTCCCAAAGACGAAATTCCAGCGGGGTATGTCCATCAAATGCAAATGCAGATGGAATGTACAGGCATTGATGAGTGCGAGTATGTAGAGTTTCGGTTCAAGCAAGTGAATTACAATGAATGGATTCGCAGTGAAGACACAAAAGGATTCTTTGTTGTCTACGACGATGGTCGCGTGGTTTACGACAAGGAAGCAGAAGGCGAAGATTGCCAAGTCATCTATTGGATTCTCGGGTCTATCAAGGAAGACTTTGTTGCGAAAGACCCCAATTGGTTGTCTTCACATATTGAGGAACTGACCAAGTTCTGGGATGAAGTGCTGGAGCATCGCAAGAATGGAACAAAGCCAGCAGAGAACAAGGTTGTGCTTCCTTCATTGGATATCTAAAACCTGTATGTTTCCAGAGTTAGATTTGGTCGTGGAACTGTGCGAAGAATGTCATCAATGAAGACCATACAAACATCGTGGAAGATATCTGCGTTTGTACTCGTCCATTCTAGTGGATATCCCGTTTTGTCCCATGCAGCAGCTTGTGGATGGTTTGCTGGATTTTGGATTAATTTTTCCAAATGAGCGTCTAAGAGGTCTACAATCTTCGAATACCATAGCTGTGTGAACGGGGTATTTGGTTTACATATGATTGCATTTGTTCCAATTAGTTTTTCCCACCGTTCCATGTGTAATGGTTTAGCATGTTCTTTTAATACAGGGTACCCGTTTACATACGCAGATGAGCAATCCAAATCACGAAACGCATCTTCCCATGACCCAGATTGTAGTTTTATATCCGTGTACCCACCTCCGTAAAAATGCATAAGATAACATCTAAAATAATCAGCCTTGTGGGTTTCGCTCAGATAAGGATACGCAGGATGAAGCGGATGCTCTGGAAGAACGAAACGATGGAGATTATACGGATGTATATATACAATTTTACAACGTGTGGAATCTTGTAGCTTTCGCAGACATTCTACTCGTTGAGGTGGCATTTCATTTGTTCCACTCCACATGCAAAAGATCTTCTTTTCCATATGATTTAAAAGTTAAACACAACTCAATATCTAAATGGGCGATTATGGAAAATCTATACTTGAAGATGCGGTAAGAGATCACGGATCTCTTCCAGCAAAAGTTTTATTAGACAATTTCCATCATTTTATTGCTTTGAACAATGGGTTTCATCGGGGATGTGGTAGTTATCTGTTTAATGGCCAGTCCTATGTATATCAGCGAGAGACTCTGAAGAAACAAGAACACTTGTTTTTTACAGGTCAGCGGTGTTCGCGGGTTTTGGAAATAGGCGTCTACGTTGGACACTCGTTGTTGATTCTTCTTCTTTCAAATCCTACGTTGAAGATTGTTTGTATTGATAACGATGTCATGTTTGCTCCACGAGCAGTTGACTATCTCAATAAACATTTCGGAAACCGAATTACGTTTCATCTGGGAAATGCTGAAGATGTATTGTCTACTCAGGAGTTGGGAACGTTTGATTGTATTCATATTGACGCAGACCACAACGAAGACGCAGTGTCTAGGCAATTTGTATTGTCTAAGAAGTTTGCGGAACCAGGAGCAACCTATGTGTTTGATGATTATGAAGCGGTTCGTTCGCTGATTGACGGATGGATCTCGAACGGAACAATTGAACACATTTTTACACCTTGGTGTTTGTGGACAAACATCATTACGCGACTCAGTAACAAGTCGTTGTGATCTGCTGGATAAAATTGGAACAACTCATCCATTTGTGCCCAGTAGTTGACTTCCCATGACAGTTTTGGAAGTTGATGCTGAACAAGCTCGTTCTGTCGACGATATGCGGATTCAAACAGGTCTCGGTGCCCCAATAAAAATGTTCCACAGAATCGCCAGCATACGGAATCCAATCCATACGTGCCCGAATCCCAGCAACCGGGTGCGAGTATTTTATCACATGGAAATTCAGTCTGGGAAATGTCTCTCAACAACTGAGAGCATTTCGCAGTGTCTTTAAACATATGAAACGCACCAAAATCAATCCACGCTAAAAATTCATCGTCTGTATACTTTCTGGCTTGTGTGAGATAATACAGCTTGGAAAGCTGAATACAAAAATACTCAATTGTATCTTTTTCACGGTTTCTATGTTCGGGAAGTTTTACATCACTGGGAACCCATGAAGTATTCAATGCTGTCGGAATGACTGTTACATTTTCGGGAAAAGACGCGTCAACATCTGTAAACAGCAAAATCGGCAATCCCGTATCTGTCATTTTTTTAAACTCATTCAAGTATGTGTCCACAGATCGATAAGCCGTTTTTGGACGAAGAAATGCTGTAACTAACATTTTCTAATATAAAGGGACGACATATAAATCAATAAAATGCCATACATTGAACTCAATGATGATGTTGGCAAACCATTTCGCTGGGGAATGCCGTATTCCTATTGTAGAAGCGATGGAGCTATCATTTCGTTCGTAAGACAGTTTGCTGACCAAATTGATCCAGCAAAACGCGTGGTGGTTCCTGCGTGCGACGGTGTAGCCTGTGAAGATGACCCCGAAATGATGAGTGAATTTCCAACATGGAGGTTGGATTATGCGTATCCTTTGTCGCCACAGCTTACCCAATTGAACGATGTACAGCCAGATATGATTGGAGTTCTTTGTTCACGAAACTATTCAGACAAACGCGATGTACTGCTTCCCCTGGACGACCATACGTTTCAATATGGTCTCAGCATTCCACAAGTTCCATGGGAATCAAAACTTCCAATCGCATTCTGGAGAGGAGGTACGTCTGGACGTCCATTCGTACGCAAAGCACTGGTTGAAATCTGTATGAAGAATCCACATACCGATGTCAAGTTTGTTGGACATTATGGTAGTCGAGGTCTTTCATCTGCGTTGTTTGGAGAAGAGGTTGGAATTGACACCTTCGTAAAGCACAAGTATATTTTTGTTGTAGATGGTGCTGTCATCTCTTCAAGCCATCAGTGGGTGTTTGGATCAGGCTCGGTTCCGATACTGATTACACATCCATTGAATAAATTTTGGTTTAAGAAACATTTAAAGCCGTTTCATAATTACGTACCCATTTCCTATTCATTACAAGAGCTAGACGCGGTTCTTCAGTGGTTGCGAGACAACGACGACAGGGCGAAAGAAATAGCAGCCAACGCAAAACATTTGGCGGACACAATCTTTACGCCTTCATTTCAGCAACAGTATCTACAAGAGGAGATGGAACGCGTGCTAACACAGTAAGTCCATTACAATTTGTATATTGTTCCTCAAGTCTCCACTCTGGGTGTTCCTTTAAAAACTCCCGAACTGCTGGCCAAATACCACGCGTGATTTCTTCTTTCGGAATTCCAGATTCTTTGCTGAGTTCATCTACATTTCCTCCGCAACGTAAAACTTCTCCTCGCCACTTATCAACTTCAGTGTCGTGAAGTAGAATATACTTTCGCACACACGAATTCCATCGCGAGAGTTCTCGTTTCATGTGTCCATACACATGCCATGTATCGATAAACAACATGTCTGTTTCTTCCATGGGACATACCAAGTCGCTCTCTTTATGGAAGACAATTGGAATCTTCTGTTGTTTACATTCGGAACGGAACCGTTCAGCATTTGGACTATCAAATACATCCACTTGTACCAATTTTACATTGGAACGTCCAAGAAGGGAAACTGCAAGAGCGTAAGAACTCACAGCACCGCGGACTCCACATTCCGTGATATGAGAACATACGGCTGCGTACGAAGCCAGTGTAGGCAGGTGTTCAACGATGTCGCTCCACGTATGACAAAGTTCAACGTATCGGCTTTGGATTGTCTCCTTCTTCAATTTCGCAGGCGCATACACTGAATATTTAATGAAATGAAATCTGTCCCAGGATGGATTCTCGCGGTAATTGGTTTCAGACCATCCAAACAAGTATTTGTTTTCATAGGTAATCTGTGGAAACGGCTTCCAAACATCAAGTTTAAAATGAAAGACCAAGTTCATAAGTCCCATTTCATTACACATGAAAATAGGGAACCTGTTCATGTACTCTTCCATTTCTTCGAACGTTGTCTGGTAGGTCAGCCGAGTATCAAACACAAACATACAATTGTTGAAATAGTTCGAGTCTAAAATTGTCTCTGGAAATTCTGAAAACATAGCTTCTTTCGCAGGAGGATTTGCGTCAAGGTCTAATTGAATTCGGAAGCGATGACCATTGTCGTAAGGTTCAGAATCGTCAGGTGCTAAAAACTTGTCTTTCCAGTGTAGGGCTAACAACGGCTCTACAGAATCAAGTACTCGGAGACCTGCGTCCAAAAAGACAACTCTGTCCCATTGACGAAAATAAGGTTTGAAGACTTGAAGCTTATCCCATTGATACAGTTTCCCAAAGTGCCGATTGTCGGGCATTGGCTGAAGCGGGTGTTTGCGAAAACTCTCTAAAAGCTTGGAAGTATCCATATGAGTCGTCTTATAAATCATTGCGTTGTACAACTCGGTTGGATTGGGATTGAAATCAACGGCGATCAATACAACGTCGCCGTCCCAGTTTCCATATTCTCTTAGTTCTTGAATTGTACGAATTGCTTTCGGATAATATCCTATATCCGAAAGTGTTACAAACACAGTGCTCATTGCTTACCCCTCCAAAAACAAGTCCACCACTTTGAACGACTTGCGAATTTCGCATTCCACTCATCAATCGTATACTGGCTTCCCATGCTGATATTACAGCGAGCACATATGGGCAACAAATTGTCCAAAGTTGTTTGTCCTCCTTTGCTTTCAGGTGTGTTGTGTCCACACTGGAAATCAAAGACATTGATACGATTCTTACACCAAATAACTTTACACTTTCCGTCAAATCGTTCACCCATAGATTTCAACCAGACCTGCTCACGCAAGGCTTTGGGAATCTTGGTTTTTCTGTAGGGCGACTCGTTATGAACAACATTGGAAACTTTAGAACGTGGATTCATTACAGTCTTAGACGACGTAGGATGTATATTGGTTTACGCGAAAGGGAGTCTCAATCCCCGCAATGGGTCCCATGGAATAGGGAGCAAGGTCTGCGTGGTTGGTAGTCTGAGCATAGGAAGAATTCTCTACGGCAACCGTCTTCTTCACCTGCGACTTGTCCAGGAATTCAGGCTGGAAACGTTCAGTTTTCTTCATCATCACTAAAGCAATCAGTAAGATTGCGGCAACCAACAAGAGCCACTTTGTCATTATTACTCGTGGTGAAAAAACGAATAGCTTTCTGTCTGGCTCAGAGAATAAGCATGGAGGAAGACAAGGCTTTAGAGACTCTGCGAATCATGTTGGGGCGTCGCGGTCTGGACACCAAGACCGAGCGAGTGACTACGGATGCCCTGGAAAAGGTCAATCTATACACAATTGGAAAGCAACTTGTTGTATTTAGCCAGAAAGACAAGGGTCTGGTAGAACGTGATGTGAACAAGATTCTCGAGTTTGCGGACGGCAATGACTTTACCAATGGTGTCATTCTGGTCGCACTCGTCAAGCCGTCCGAGAATGTACTGAAGGTCATCAAGAACATGACCAAGGACAGACTGATTCAGTTCTTCCACATCAAGCAGCTCAAGTTTGATATTACGACACATCGGATTGCGATGCCTCATCGTATTCTCAAAGAAGACGAGCGGAATGAAGTTGTGAAGAAGTTTAACATAACCAGTCCCGAAAATCAGCTGCCTTGGATTGATTCGCAAGACCCCATGGTCAAGTGGGTAGGTGGACGTCCAGGCGATATTATCGAGGTCACTCGACACAGCGATGTCGCAGGTTCAGAGTTGTATTATCGCTATTGTGTTCCCGACGTAAATGTTGCGTGAAAACAATGGATGAACTTCGTGCGAAATACGAACGACAGCTCGACGAATACAACACGCTGGTTGAAAAATCACTCAACACAAATGACACGACTCAAATTGCCGAACTTCGTAGACGGAACGAAGCATTGGCGAAAACATTAAATGATATGATTCAAAAACTTACTTTTTTGAAGAAGGACACACCCAGTCTAACAGATGAGCGCGACAAACTGGTTGCCCGTCTTCGTCAGATCCAGATGGATTACAATGGATTGTTGGTCAACACAGACCAACTGGAAACGCTTCGTCGGATTCGTCAGCAAGAAGGAACAGAAGCCAATCGGCAGCTGTACATGTTCATTGGGTTCTTTTTGCTCGTGTGTTTGGTGATGATTCTTTATCTTACCTTTGCGACTCACAAGAAAGATAGCACAGCACCAATAGCAAGTATGCCTCCTACTGCCGCCGCTTTGGTGTAGAAATAGGCTTCATTCAGTGGCATTTCTTCCTGAACCTCCTTTTCACCTTCATAGACATCTTGAAGTTCAGGGCCCTTTTCGCGAGCATCTGCGATTTCTTTTTTATATTTCATCAATTCTGGGTTGGTCTTTGCGTAGTTCTTCGCAAAGTTGTCAATGAATGTCGCGTCACGTTGGATTGACGAGTTCAATGTGTTGATATAGTCATTGAGCCACTTTTCTGCCAGCTCTGCTTGTTGTTTGAAAACCGCTTGTCCAGTTGCCTTGTATTCCAATGTACTGGATTTGTATTGATTCAAAACCCTATCAAACTCGGTCGCCATTCTCTTGTTGTTAGTAAATAAAATGCCCGCAGAATCCTATCTTGAGCTGAATGACCCCCGCCATGTAAGACTGCCTTCCAGTGCGTCTGAACACACTCGTTACTTGCGGATGGCTGCGACAGTGGCTCCGTACATCCAGAATGGCGGTCAGAGAGCCCCTACACTGGGCTGGAAGTCCAACGAGCTTTCTACACAGGCTCGTCTGTTTGTTCCTATCTACGGTATCTTCAACGGATTATATCCGAACCGTAGATAAAGTATGCCCGAAGAATAATGAAGAAAGAATCTTACATACAATATGGACTACTTGCGATTGTCGCTGGTCTGATTCTCTTCCGTAGTCGGGAAGGGTTTGAAGAAGCAACAGAAGCCAAATGTCCAACTGGAACAGTGCACCGAGGCAAAGTATGTATAAATACATCGGGTCCAAGCACAAAACCCGAGTGCCCAAGTTCAGCCCCAACTCTTAATTCTGAGGGTAGATGTGTAGGATCGGATGACAGATTTCCTATACCCCCAACCGTGTGTCCGTCAGGCAAAGAGGCGGTGTATGGAGAATGCTACGATGCTACTCCAATTTGTCCAACAAATACTGAATTTGTAATGACATATACGACGGCTGGGTTTCCCGATAAAGGGTTGTGTCTTCCGAACAGCAGGACAACATACGAATTGACACTTCCACAGGGAAGACCTCCAACCAAGGACGATATAGCTGCCGCATGTAAACCAGGCGACAAGATGATTGGAAAATTTACAGGATTGGAAGGTCCGCAGGGAATGAAAGGTATGTGTCTTTCTATGGCATCGGAGGATGTGGCAATCGCACGAACTACGCCCGCGGCAACATCACTGCCAGAGAAAATCCGTGAAGTCACTGACAGTCTAAAACCTTTCCGTCCTCCTACCGCTCCCTCTTCTGATTTGGAAAAGGAGAGGAAAGAAATTACCAATCTTGCGACTCGGAATCTCTATTTCATTCAGATTGCTCTGTTTCTGGTAGTCTTGTCCATGTTGAGCTATTTCATGTTTTCGCTGGACACTGCCAACTTGATTGCGTTTGGGCTTCTGTGTGTGGGGATTGCTCTTGGTTTCTTTCTAAGAAGATGAGTAATGGGTCAGTGTCCGTCAACATTTCGGTCAATCGGTGGGGCTTGTGTCAGCGATTGCCCCACTGAAAAAGGATTTGAATTTCAGATGCCTGGTGGACAGCCTCGGTGTACATACAAAGCCGAACCCAAACACTTTATCAATCTGAGCCCTGTTCAAGCGTATTTTCGAGGGAATCAACCTCCCGTTCCAAATTTGACCGTGGAAGGGCTCAAAGATTTAGATGCTCTTTTGTATGCGGCATACAAGAAGGAGCAAGATCGTGTCGTTCAAGAGACTGCGATTCTCTATGAAAAGATTGATAGGGACAAGAAACTCAAAGATGCGTTTACCCGTCTCCAAGAAGCGGAGAATGCCAGAGACAAAGCCCCAGACGCGTATCAACAAGCCCGTTCCAATTATTACACCCTTAAAGATGGCGAGGCGTGGAAGGAACGTGAGAAAGAACGACTGATGAAGGCGGAAGTGGAGCCCCTCGCTCAAAAGTTCGTTGATATCAAGACGAAAGCTATCCAACAGTACGAAAACCAGCGAAAGACTGTAGATGTCGTCAATGGTTTGAAAGACAGAGTTTTGAGTTTGAAAGATGAAATGAAGTACGCTGCGGACACGTTTCAGGAACAACTGAACAAAGTCAAAGAAGCCATCAATCAAGAACGCAGAGGTCGTGTAACTGAGACCAAAGTCAGTATCTGGGATTGGTTGGATACGATTCTCAATATTACAATTGTAGGGTCGTTACTTTATGTCATCTACCTCTTGTACAAAAAGTTTGCCGCTCGTCCTCCTCCCGCGGCTTCTGCGGTTTTCGTTCGCGGTTAGTCTCTTGAACAACAGCAATGGAGATTAGCGACCCTCGTACGGTCTTGGACTTTCAAAAAACTACATTCTGTGGTCATATCCGATCGCATGTTACGAAGGTTCTCCTTCAAAACATTCAGCTCGGACACGCAGATTATGCTTGCTATTGGTCTTTAGAATTGCTGTGTTCAGGTCTAGTCCATACACTATGGATGGCGCTGTTTGAAGGTGCCGCTCTTCATGTGAATCGTGCCAATCCCAATGTGTTTTTGTACTTGGCAAACGCCTATGAAAAGTATGCGCCGATTGAAGCCAAATATGGATTGCGCGATATGACTGCCATCCGAAACAATCTGGATGTGCGCGAAATGGTTTGTAAAGCAGCAGCCGTCATTTCCATGTGCCGAAAGAACAAGCTTCCGAATTTACCTACCATCAAACCCGCGCATGATTTTGACCCCGTCACCATTCAAGAATCTCTGAAAGCACCCTCTGCGTTGTTTGGGAAATTGGTACTTCGACGTGATGACCCACTGACTGTCGCCGTTCCCATGAACGAATTTGTGTATTGTTTACGTCAGGATGTTCGGGATACGACACGAGCATTGTATTGGATGGCATGGGTCTACGCATTTGCCCGTGAACACAAGAAACAGACCAAACAGCCACTGTTGTTTGCCAATCGGTCAGATGAATACGTGTCTATCGCACATGGAAATCATGTTGCGTGGATTTTCTGGGACGCGATTCAAAAGCAGGCACAACCTGTCGCACGCCAATACATTGAAGTTCTGTATCGCATGTATTGTCTACGTTGGTCTCCAACCGATGCGAAATCACGGCAAGCCTTGTTGACGACTGCCATTGTGTTGGTGTGTGAAGGAACAACACTGGATACATCGCCCGTCTCTGGCGAATCGCTTGCCGTCGCAAACGTGCTGAATGGAATCCCTGCTTGGCTGGATGCCATCACACGTATGCAGAAGAGTTTTTCCACCTAAAGTATGTTTCTGAAATAAATGAGCGACCTCTGTGAACTTGCTATAAAGTACAATGTAGACAAATGTCCAGCCGTCTACCACACATATACGCCGCATTATCACACATTGTTGAATCCTATGCGGAATACTGCAGGGGTGGTTGTTGAAATTGGTGTTGGGAACATACCGCTTATGCAGGGAGCTTGTGGACTAAACTATAGAGTAGGTGCCAGCTTGTTCATGTGGAGAGACTACTTTCCAAATGCGAATATAGTGGGTTGTGACATTCTTCCTGAATCTATGTTCAATGACCAGGAGCGAATTGAAACGCATATTGTCGACCAGTCTGACGCGAATTCATTGACTGCTTTCCGTGAAACACTGAAATCAAAATATACAGAAGTAGATGTCATTCTTGACGATGGGTCTCATGTAGAAGTTCATCAAACCCTCTCATTTCGAATTCTTTGGGATCTTCTGAAGAACGGTGGCATCTATATTATCGAGGATACGTTTGAATCGTCTATAGAGAGATTTATCAATCTTCGGCTTCCAAATGCAGAAGTCGCACAAGTGTATCATGGAAAAAAGGTAGGCGATGATAATTTTGTCGCATTCCGAAAGGCATATTTTCCGCCTAATCAGTAAATGAACGGCAAACTCAAAGAAGCCTTGGTGGCAGGTCTGATGTTTTTCATCATTTCGCATCCGATTGTCTACAAGCTGGTGGATAGTCTGGTAGGTGGTCTTTTAGGACATATTGCGTCGCCCAGTGGTTGCCCGACAACATGGGGTCTGATTGTTCACGCAGCAGTCTTCGCGGCGGCGACCTATTATGGTCTTGGTTTGTAAAACGAATGTTAGTCTCGTCAATCCTCTTCTCTTATCCAAAATGATTCCTGAACTCTCCGCTTCCAAGGTCGCTGGCTTTATCGGTCTCCACAAGTACCAGAACGTCGATGAAATCTTCTACGAGCTTCTCGCACGAGATTTGGTCGGCAAGGCAAAGATTGCAAACATTCAAAAGCAGTTCAATCGCCACTCCTACAACAAGATTGTGAATGAAGTTCTCAAGGACGGTGCAGTCAAGGATTGTATCGCGATTGGAGTTTCAGCTGCGAATCGTACGACAGATGTTGTAGGTGTTCTGGACACAGTTCACCAACAAGCCAATGCTGTTCTGGCTCTCCGTCATGACCATCTGTCAGAGGAACTCCGTCTTCGTCTCGCAGACGAGATTAGCGGTCAAGTGTCCAAGCAGCGTGGACTGAAGAACGAGGAGAAGATTCTGGATGCGTATGAGACCGCACGGGATGTCAAGGTTGTAGAGCGAAATACCAAGATGGTCAAGAAGGACTGTGGAACATACAAGTTGACGGGTCGTTGTGATGGATACGTCGCAGAACAGAAGCGTATCGTGGATTCCAAGGACAGGACTCGTGAGTGGCCTACGGTTCCTCTCTATGACGAGATTCAGCTGCGATGCTATATGCAAATGTATGACGCAGACGAGTCTGAGCTAATTGAGAGGTTTCCCAACAAGACCAATCGGCACACGGTCTATACCAACGACCCCGAGAAGTGGAAGCATATTCACAATCTGATTGAGACGAACGTCGCCAAGTTGAACGGAGCACTGGAGAACGAGGAGGAGTTAAAACGTATCGTTTTCGCGAATACAGTGGAGATGGCATAATGAAGATAACCATTTCAAAGACAAAGCCAACCACCAAGCCGATTCGTGAGTACGAAACTCGCATCCTTTATGTTGGAAGGTGTCGCTACAATACACATACCAAGACCATTTCTACACTTGTGAAACACCCGGAAGGAGACATAACCTACAATGAGTTTCCGTCAGATACAGACGTATTCTCGCAGGTCTATTCCTCCGAATATGTGAGGGTCATTGTATACTCGGAATCACCCAAGCTCTGGTGCGAAGAGACAGCACCGGATGAATACTGCGTGTTTACCGAAGTTACTCAGTAAAGTTCTCAGGCAGACTCGGCGTACTGGACACCACCTTCCTACCACACTTACACTCACCCTTCTTACACTTACACTTTTTTGACTTGGGAACACAGCAACCCACAGACTGAACAAGAACAGGAGCCTTGGATGCTAAAATCGCAGCCTGTACAACCAGAGGAACAACCGTCTCAATGACGACAGAAATCTTCTCTTTTTCCTCCTCAGACTTGCCACTTTCCTTCAAAGCTTGGCGAAGAACATTCTGAAGGAGTTCCAGCTTTTCCTTGCCCTTGAGATGAGTCAGATTCTCAATCTCCTTGGCGACCTCAATACAAGAGGGAATCAGATTGTCAAAACTGATCCGGCCCTTGAGAACACGATAAATCCCGTCCACCTGGGCATCCAACGCAGCTTCTTTTTCATGTAACGGATTTGACTGCATTGCGGTTTGTTTCTTCGCCATAAAAGATGCCGACCAAACAAACATGGAACTCCAAGAAATCCTTTCTGTTTCCATTGGAACTTTAGTTGTCATTGTCATCGCACATTTCGCAGTGTTTTGGGTAGTAAGGACGCTGTATCCTCCTCCTATGGTCATGGTTCAGCAGGCTCAGCCCGTCCAGCCCGTTTTCACATCGGCGCCGATAATACCACAAGCAGAGCCTGCTCAGAATGTGGTCATTCCAACGTATGCGCCGCCTGTGCCCGTGGAAGCCCCACGTGAAGAAGGAGAACGTAAGGGACCACCACCACCTGAAGACACCTCAATACGTGGGAAACCAGGGATGGATGCTTCTAACACACGATGAAGAGAGTAAGCCGATTGCCTTGTTTGTAGACAAGCATGAGAAACCCATTTCAGTTCCCATCATTCTGGATGAACGTATGTTTTCCGACACGGTTTTGCGTGTGATTCAACTCAAGCCCGATGTGTTTCTTGCCTGTGATATTCGCTATTTGAATGGAGTTTGTGTCTACGAAAAACTCAATTTTTCTGCTCGTCGTGCGTTGCTGGAAAGTCTGTTGGATGAGTTTCATCGCACAGAGTTGACAGCCTTGTTGATGGAAGCACCTGTAGATTCTATTCTCCATGGATGGGAACATTATGATGATGAACCTGGGACGCTGGGGGTATTTCTTCCCGCGAGAGAGTAAATGGCAGGTTGTAGTGCAACTCCAATGATGGGCGGCAAACACCGCAAGGGACACAAGAGCCGTAAGACGCGTAAGACGCGTAAGATGCGCAAGGGTGGCGGGTTTGGGTTTGGCGCACCCATTACGGTTGGAACTCTGGAGGTTGTTCCCAATTCTACATCTACTCCGTACAGCTCTTCTACGGGTGCGGCAATTCCCGATCCCTATGCGACAAATGGCAACTCGTCTACGCTGATGGGTGGTCGTCGTCGCAAGTCTCGTAAGGGCAAGTCCAAGAAGACTCGCAAGGGTCGTAGCAGAAAGATGCGTGGTGGTGCGGGTGTGTACAACGCGGGTGCGGTGGGCACTGGCTTTACGGGAGCTGTTTCAGGTATGCCAGGAAGCCAGACATATGGTCAGTATACGGGATACGCAGCAAAGGTGGGCTCGGGTCCCACATTTGGTCCCGACGGCGTGGCAAAGGCGTCCTAACCACAGCATCCGCGAATACATACGGTAAATAGGTCATATCATTGGTGGTAATTTTGGGACCACCGTTCAACATTGTGGTCATAAGCATACCTTGAACGACACTGCGAAGAGCATGATACTCTTCCCAATCACTCCATGCGGAATACGCACGGGTGATTGCGGAAAACACCATGAGAATGTCGCGACTTCCCAAGAAAACCAAAAAGAGGGTAATGATGGGTCCCATCACCATCTCATTGAAAAAGATGATTGTGTCGCCCCAGGATTGAGGGACGCACCGTTTTTTTAGTTTTATGTAGCGTTCAGCGACTTTGAATGGCTCACTCGACATCCGCCTCAATTGTTATTCCGTCGCCTGGAAATTCGACCTGATTGAACGTCTTTGTCTCAATGTAGATGAGATTGGTATGGTCGGTCATCTTAATCAGCTTGGATACCAGCTCCTTCTTCAGCACATTTCCAGGAACCAAGAACTTGTCAAACGTACGCGTCAAGTCAATCTCCGTCTCCTTGTCGCCCACCCAAACCCAAGGACACTTGGCATGAGGCTTCTCAAACGGACTCATTCCCCATACAATGGGAACCAAGTCGCCTTCATAAAGAACCATCATCTTCTTGTGTCCCTTGATGTCCATCCATTCCTCTACATAGACCCAATCCGCAGGAACCTGGTCTACACCTTCAACATGGTTGTCTCGTCCTTCAGGTGTTAGAAAGTAGCGTTCCGTAGGCTTGACCTCATCACTCGAATACTTATATTCCAGGTACTTGTCCTTTACAAAGTGGTAGCCAGTAACAGCCTTGGAAAGCAGGGAGTACATAATTAGTAGAAGGACGCGAGAAATCTCTGCCCAAATGTCCACATTGTTGGTCTGCATGATGTTGTCGTAAGCGTTCGGCATTCTTGTGTGTAAGGTTTAGTCGCTCTTTTTCTTCGAATCCGTTTTGACGGCTCCAGGGTTGTTTGTGTCCTCGGGCAGGTCATTGTCACGGGCTTCTGTGTCTACGAACTTCTCCTGAACACGCTGAAGGATGGTTTCGTCGAACCGAGTTCCCATCGCAATCGCAGTCGCCAGTGCCGTGATCAAGAATGGTGCTGCGACCAGGAACCAGGACACAACGCCCAGCTCAATGCCACAGAACGTGTCCAACACAATCACAGTTGCGAAACCCAGGATTGCCTTGACCACCAGCGTGACCCACATACCGAGAGAAGCATCCAGACCCAGCTGAACCACCAGGAAAATTAAATACAGCAGAGCAGGAGGGCAAAGGTCTTCGATAAATCTCATTTATACACTTCGCAAGAAAAGGCATTTACAATCTCTTGAGGAGTATCAAAAAATGAGCAGCGAAGAAGTGGCTATGGAAGTTGCGATGAACTTTTATGAGGAGAAGGACGTAGAGAAGTTTCTCGCAGAAGCCAAGGAGAAGGGTGTGACGGTAAAGATTCACGAGGAGAAGAAGGATGAGTTTGTGGATTATGTTGTGGGTGGCGTCATTCATGTTGTGCGGTTTGCTAAGCCTGGAAAGCCTGTTGCGATGACGGTTCGTCCCGTGATTTAAAGGTTTACTGCGAAACAACAGTATGGATACAAATGGCGGACATGGTCATGGAACTGGCAAACGTGAGCAGGGAAGTCGCAGAGGAGGCACTTGCGAAACACAAGGAGGTGTGGCTGGCTGTGGATGCACTTATGGAGAAACCTGTAGTGGCAGGAGACAAGTTTATTCCACCCAAGCCCAAGGTGAATACGGGTCTTACTTCCGAGCAGGAAGCCCTGTGCATGAGAGGAAGGTGGCTCCAGGATCAAGTTAACGTAGTATTTTCAGTCGCCCATTCGAAAACCCGAACCCCGCAACTTGACGACCATCCGCAGGCTGCTGGAGAACAACACGCCCAGGTTCCGCCTTCCTCACCTGAGTCTGAGGTTGATCTACCCGTACTACAACAGGATTCTGCCGAGAGAAATCCTCCACTAAGGAAGCAATCCGAGTCGCTTCACTGAAAATGTCCATAGCTTCAATGTGCTGACGAGATTGCTCGCCCCGCTCTACATACGTTTCTTCATCGTCTAAAGATTTGATTGCTTCAATCCATTCTTCAGAAACTTCACGCTCACAAGCAATTCCAGCAGGCTGAATCCACTCGTGTAATCCTTCTGTGCTTCCACCTGGATACACTGACTTTTCCAGAGGTTTGGAATACAAGACGGGAATGCGATTGAGCATGGCTTCTACTGCGATACGCCCGAAACTCTCATAATAACTCGGAACCAACAGGATACGAGTTCGTTTGAGAATGGTGCGAATATCATCATCAAAGGGAACCCATTCAATGTTGCCAGGAGCAGGAGGCAACTGCTTTTCACCGTAATAGGGAAGCACACCCAGAAACTTGCGTTGAGGCATGCGTTTCGCCAAGTCTATAAAGACATGAACGCCCTTGTTTTGATTCGCATTCACTAACGTAATACAATCACCGCGAAACGGCTCAAGAATCTCAATCTTTTCACGATGCATTAACGGACGAACTGCGTCTGTGCGACGAATCTGGGAAGGCCAAGGAACAATGTTTTTACGATAATTGGCTTCCATAATTCCATTGATGAACAAGACCATTTCAGCCCATTTCGCATTTCCACTGTAGCGAATGGTATTGTAGTTTCCGTCATAATGACACGTCGCAATAATGGGGCGATTGTATCCCTTGTCATTCAGTTTCCGCACATCAGGCAGAACGGGGGCATGTGGGCAAATCCACACATCGGATGTGTCTAAAAACGAGGACGCCGCAGTGTAATGCATAAATCGGAATCCGCGATATGTGCCTCCGTTAAACCCTTCCTTGGGAATCTTGATGGTCAAAAACACGACCTGATGTCCACGCTTTAAAAGTTCAAGACCAAGGTCAATGTCATGTAAAAATGCCCCACACAAGTCGGGCATCTTGTTCGCAAAGAACAGAACTTTCATTGTTGATTGCGTAGGGGATAAATCACGTGTGAAAAACGGAAAGAAATACCGTCGTGAAAAAAGCAGTACAATGAACTGGAGAAATCAAGTCTTGAAGATTGTCCAGAAGGAGTGGAAGGACGGATTTGTTTCTGGACTCTGTCTTGGCGGAGGAGTTGCGATTCTTCTGAGGAGGCGGACTTAGATAGAAGACCTGCTACGTAGACAATGAGATATGTGTACAAAGGGTTTACCGACCTCGCGAGATATGACTTAAAGTTCAACGCGAATTCTGGACATGTCTTGTACACAACCCGAAAGTATATCGCGTTTGTTGCGTGGACAGAAGAAGGGTATTCCATTCTTGACTTTGGAGATGAAACTGACAAAGAGGTTTGGAACAGACTGTACCGAAACCACAAACCAGATGAATTGGATGTAGATTGTTTGCTTATGCTGAATTGCTGGGATGTCCTGTATCTTTTGGAAAACAGAGATTGTCATCGTGAAGACTTTTTGGAAATAGCAGGAATTGTCAACTTCAAAGAGGAAGAAGAGGAGAAAACGGATTGATGAGTGTCTTCGTTTTTGACTTCCCCCAACAGACAAGATGGCAGACTACTACACAATCCACTTCTACTCTCAGGAGTCGCGTTGCCCTGGCGAGGATTTGCTGAAGAGTTATGTGCTCTATCCGACGTTTGACAATGCGGTGAAGGCTTTGGACGAGGTCATCAAGCGAGAGATTGACTGCTACAATCTCAGAATTGCCGAAAAGTTAGAGTTTCGCCCACCGACGAAGAAGGAGCTTCAGGAAGACGAGGAACGCATCAAGCACCGTCGCTTCCTGAACTACTACGAGATGGAGAACGGGTACATGTTCGTAATCCGAAAGATGAGTGTGATGGAAGAAAAGAAGAAGTATGTGTATCAATACTGGGTGGAAAACAAGACGTCTGGAATCCACACCAAGTCTGACAAGTATGCGTCGTTTGATGAAGCATGTGATGCTCTAGACAAGGAACTACGGGAACGCAATGGGGGTTCATACTGGGAACCTCGGATGTCTCGCGATGAGTTCAGACCCTATATGGGTGATGGTATTGCGGCAACTTATGATTTCTTCAAGGAGGACAAGTATGTTCTTGTTCGGATGGAAGCTTAATTCCTTACCTGAGGAACCAGACGAGTCGCATCGCCGCCCCGAGTCCACTGTTCAACCCAATGATTGACATTTTTGTAATCATCTGCCTTGACAGAAATGAGAGGCTGGTAAAAATTGGGAATCATCTTGTCCATGATGGTAGACGCGTCCTTGCGGTTGCGAGGAGGAGCAGACCGAAGTAGACCAGACTCATCGTCCACTGCCATCGGATCTCCTCCACTCAGATTGGGAGTGGTCGCAAACGGACGTGCCCAATGCTGTTTCGGACCCTTCTGGCGATGCGCACCCTCCATACCCCAACGCAGAGTCGTATTTTCATCTACCTTACAACCACCGCCAGGCTGACCGTATCCACCCATCGCAATCATACCAGGCTGGTCCGCCATCGCAGACGCAGGATTCAGGGTGTCGGAACAACCTGCCGTGATACTCGCCGTCTGACGGGTCAGATTGTTTTTGCTTGCGATGTCGTTCACATCCGTCTGATACGAGTCTGCTTTAATGCGAGTGGGTGCGAAAAACCAATCGTATGTGTTGGTTGTCGTATTCATCCTTACAATGAAACCCAGAAATATTCGTGGAAAACGTACTGAAGTCGCTCTGGAGAAAAGACAGGAATGGACCAATACTTACAGCCCTGTGATTGGTATGAACATGATACATCGGGCAAGTATGTGGTTGATGTGTTTGGCAGAACAAACAAGGGAAAGGTGGCTTGTGTTCGTATCAATGGGTTCAAGCCATACTTTTATGTCAAGTGTGACAAGAAGCCAACCGTGGGTAATGCGTTTCAAGTCGAGAAGTATGATGTGTTCGCAGGCTTCTCCGACTTGAAGAAGACAAAGGTATGGAAAGTAGTCTGCGACACCAAAGCCAAGTGTATGGAGGCAACCAAGGCAGTTCAGGGAATTCTCTATGAATCCAATCTGCCTGCTTTCATGCGACTCTTTCATGAGCGTGATTTGGGTCCTGCGAGTCCCATTCGCTTCAAAGGAAGTCGCTACAGCATTCCTTGTGCTCGCACAGATGATGAAGACGAAGAACCCAAGCTTCTCTACAACATTGATGAGTTCTATCAGTGCGAGTATACAGATGTTCATCCCGCACCATCAGAGAGCATTCCTCTGAAGGTAGCATGTTATGATTTGGAGATGTACTCTCAGTCAGGCATGTTTCCTCAAGCACTCAAGGACGACCCAATCGTCCAAATGGGTGTCTCTTATCGCTGGTCGGACAAGATGTTGGAACCCATTCGCAGGATTGTCTATGTGGTTGGCGATGTAGAGAAATCGGACGAACCCGGGGTGGAGTTCGTAGCCTGTCGCGATGAGGAGGACATGCTGTTCCGATTCGCTCACGAAATCCGCACACAAAATCCTGACATCATGTGTGGATACAACATCTTTGGTTTTGATGATGCGTATATTGAAGACAGATGTAATCGACTGGGTATTACAGAAGACATTGACTTCTCGCGATACCAAACCAAGACAAAGGCAGGAGACGTGTGGAAGGTCAAGTTCAGTGAGACCAAGAAGTTTGAGTTGGCATCAGGCAAGTATGACCTGCGGTTTCTTACCATGCGTGGACGTCTGGGTCTGGATTTGTTGCTCAACATGAGACGCGAGCACAGTCTGGATTCCTTCAAGCTGGACTCGGTCGCAAGCGTTTTCTTGCGAGACAAGGTGTTAGAGTACAAGGATGGAAAGGTTGCGACAAAGAGCACCCGAGGTCTTCGCGTTGGGAACTTTGTGCGGTTTGATGTCGTGGGGAATACAACGGATCCGTATCGAGAAGGAGAGAAATATCGAGTCCTTACAGTCGATCCAAAGGGATTTACAATTGATTCGCCAAGAGATCTCTTTGCTGACCTCACAGAGAAAGAACGAAAGTCTCTCGAATGGACACTCTCCAAGGACGACGTCGAACCTGCCGAACTCTTTGAACTCCACGCCCACGGCGGG